TCGCTCGTCCGCGGGAAGGTGAAACGCGTGAAACGCGGGCCGGGGCGGCGGCACGAATGCCGGTTCCAGCATGTTACCGGCAAAGGCTACTGGCCGGTATCTAGCAAACATGCAGGTCAGAGGCGGCTTGGTAACTGCGAAGGTTGCAGCTTGATCACGGGGCTAGGCCAGTCGAGTGATATACCCCACACTAGCCCCATGCTAAATACCTCAGGCAACGAGATTGCCGACTACGCAAACAGCATGCGGGTGAAGGGGCTTCGGCCGGACACCATTCGGACCAGGGTCAGCGCCTTAACATCGATCACCAGAGACCTACAGAAGCCGATCCTCACCTGCCGACCAGAGGAGCTGTCCGCATGGCAGGTCCGCACCATGCAGCGGCACCAATGGACACGGTTCGTCTACGCGCGGGAACTGCGGGCGTTTCTCGAATGGTGCCGGATGGGTCGTGCATGCGATCACACGATGCGCGAAGCCGTCCAGGTAGTGAAGGCCCCGGTGGGGAGGCCACGGCCCGCACCAATCAAAGACGTGATGACTGCGATCCTAGCTGGTCGACCGCGTATTCAGACGTGGCTGGCGCTCGCAGCGTTCTCAGGTTTGCGGGCTGGTGAGATCGCCCGGCTCCGCGCGGAGGACGTCGATCTGGACCAGATGCTGATCGAGGTGCGGGACGGCAAGGGCGGCCGTGACCGGACGGTGCTGATTGGTGGCGGCCTGGTCTCTCGGCTTAAACCGTTCATGCGGCTCAAGGGCCGGCTGTGGGAGGTGAAGCCGATCAGGGTGACCCAACTGATATCGGTCCACTTCCGGGAGTTGGACATGCCATGGACCTGCCACAGCTTGCGGCACACCTACGGCACTGGGCTCTACCGGGTTAGTTCCGACATCCGCCTGGTGCAGGAACAGATGGGTCACGCGTCCCCGACGAGCACCGCCATCTATGTGAAGCCGAACTCGGAGACAGCGCGCCATGCCGTTGGTGCGTGGGACGCCGGTCTCCCGGAGACGAGCTAGCGCACTGACGGCGTTCGTGGCTCATACTGCAGTCTCCCGACTGAAGGATCACGATGACAGTTCTACGCAGTGCAGCCCTCGTTCTCATGGCAGCGGGATTGGTTGCGTGTGGCAGCACTCAGGCTGCCGCTCCAACGACCATGACCGTCACGAGAACAGCGACCCGAACCGAAGTTTCCACGGTAACCGCGGCTGCACCTGCCAGTTCCGTTTCCAGTTCAGCTGCCAACCCCGCTGACAGCGCGGTCTGTCACGCCGTCAGAAACGGGTTCGAATCGGGCCTGATTCTCCAGCTGCACGAGCTTGACCAAAAGACAACCAACCCGCTGACCTACTACCAGCCGGTGAACGACTACGCCAAGCTCAACATCACCAGCGGATCGGCTGGCCACGAGGTGGCCACCGCGGTGAACGCTCTGAACGCCACGGTCGAGACCTTTGCTGACATGTCGGCCATCACAAATGCTGACGTGAAAGATCTGTTCGTGAAATACGCGGCGGTGCAAAAGGTGTGCACGACCATCGGGCAGTGGGGCTAAAACGCAAAAGAGCCCCCCGCCACCGAGGGTGACGGGGGGCGGGCACCGGCGTGGCACCGTCGTTCGGTGGCCAGCCGGACGCGCTAGACGGCAGCGCCAGTTGCGTCCCGCCATGCGGTGCCGTCAGACCAGACCGGCTTGGACAGCGTGGTGTCGTAGATCGAGGCGCCGGCACCCGCGGTCGCCGCTGATGGCCTGGCCGCTGTCGCGAACTTGGCCGCTGCACTGGCAACCGACAGGTCGATGACCGCGCCGGCTCCGGTGACAACCTTCGGGATACCGCCGGAGGAGAAGAACCGGGCCTGCCCGGCGATGGCGGCGGGGGTGGCGGCTGTGCTGAACAGCGACAGCGCGCCGTCCTGGCTGATGCGCGCCAATTCGGCGGACCCGCCGACATTGAAGAACCGGTAGGCGCCGCCCGTACTTCCCAGCATCCAGAAAGCATCGGAGTTCCCGCCGTTCGCAAAGGCCCACACGGTGGGCTTGTTGATTTGCACGGACCCGGCACCGGTGAATTCGAGGGCGCTGTTCCCGGCGTTGTCCCGGAATGCGGCGGTCCCTCCGATGCCACCTATTGCGCCGGTGGCTTGGTGCTCGAAGGTGTTGCCGCGCTGCGTGACGACCGGCGCGTTATTCTCGATCCCGTATTTCATCTTGTTGGCTGCGCCGATGAGTTTGTCCCCGATGTAGCTGTCGGAGATGGCCACCCGCCCTGCTGCTGCGCCGATGTAGATACCTGAGTAGGTGTTGGTGGTGGCCTGGGAGGTATCGGAGATTGTGCTTTGCGTGATACTGATCAGGTCGCCGCCGTTGATCCTGAACCCTTCCTGCGAATGGTTCAGCACCATGGCGTTGACGAATCGCATGTCGCTTCCGCCGTTGATGACGATGCCTTGAATAGCGGATGCGACGTAGAGGTTCGTGGCGCGGAAGGCGAGCGTGTTGTCGATGACGACGGATGGTGTGCCGTTCACGTCGCCGGGGGCGCCGGCCTCGAAGTAGCAGTCGGACAGGAAAACCCAACGAGGTGCGAACGAGTTGGCCTGTGTGTTGGAGAACCACAAGCTGACCCCGCCACCGCTGAGCCCCTGAGCGGTGCCCACCAACGTCGCCCGGATCGTGTCGCAATTGGAATCAAAGTGATAGACGGCATGCCCCGTAGGGACCACCATATTCCCGAGGCTGCCAATCACGCTATCCAAGTAGGTGGAGGTGCAGCCGACCCAGTAGAACAAATCCAGTAGCGGAGTGACGTAGGCTGCCCAGCGGATACGAGAGACGTAGCCGATCTGGCAGCCGTTGAATGTTCCGAATGTTGGGCCGCCCAAGAACCGAATATCGTCCAGCAGGTACTGGAGGACGTTCGTGAATTTCAAGTGAGAACCAGCGGTGCGGCTGGCGCTGGTCGACTCTAGTTGCAGGTGTCGAAGTTGCACGAATGACACGCCCGTGGCTGTGATCATGTCGTTGGTTGCGTGGTTGCACCGCAGGATTGAGACGTTCGGACCGACGCCGACGATCGAGACGCCATCCGAGGGGATCGTCACGCCGGTGTGGAGGTATGTCCCAGGTGGCACCCATACTTGCCCCTTGTAGCCGGCAGCGGCCGCGTTGATGGCGGCCTGGATGGCTGCTGTGTCATCTGCGGTGCCGTCACCGACCGCGCCGTAGTCCTTGACGTTGTAGACGAGTTTGGACGAGTCGACGTAACCCTTCGTCGCGGCGGCCCCCGCGGCTGTCGGCGTCGGCACGGTGACGGTCCCGGTGAGGGTCGGGGAGGCCAAGGGTGCGAGAACTGTTTCGAGTGCCGTCAGGACAACCGCGGGGAGCTGGAAGGGAGGTGATGTTGTGCCGTTCACCGTGACGAATTCAACGGCCATGGGGTCAGGCTCCTAATATGTAGAGGCCGGGATGGGCCGTGTCGGGGGTGAATGCCGCGGAGCCCGCGCTGCTTTGGTTCGGGTCGTTGGTGACCGGCCACCACGACCCGTCAGCGGCGGCCTTGAACTGCAGCGCATCCGAGGACTGATGCAGGAGCGGCAGCCCGGCGTAGGCGCCTTTGACGTTGCCGAAGACTGTGATGGCGTAGTCGGATTCGTCTGCCTTCTGGACGGTGATGATGGTGCCCACGGGTTGCCCCGGCGGGAGGACGGCGGTGACCGGCCCGGTGCCGGTCTTCACGTAATTGGCTCCGGGCCGGAGGATCATGCGGCGGTATGCTTCCCGCCGGGTTCCGGCAAGACCAGGACACCATCGGTGGGGTCGAGGACCAGCGGCTCGGGCTTCGGCTCGCCCTGCGCGTTCGGGATGGTGAACACCGCACCGACAGCGACGACCGTGGTAACAACGATGGCGACCCATTCGCTGCCAGTCACAACACCGTCGAGGTTCGCCGTGGCGTATGCGCCGCCGAACGCGGTGACCAGCGCCGCAATGGTCTTGTTCGCGTATCCCCAGTTCATGATCAGACCTGCTTTCCGAAGAGACGGAGAACCTGATCGGACGGCAGGCTCCCCCAGTTGAGATAGGTCTGGCCGGCTGCGGCGCAGGCCTTCTGCAGCGCCTGCCAGGACTGCGGGGTGAGTCCCGACCAGACGCGGGACCCGTTCACGGATGCGCCGATGCCGCGACCGTTGGGTGCGAACACGTTCCAGCCGGACGCATTGGTGTGGGTGTCGGTTTTGAGGGCTGCGGCGATCGCGGCCTGGATGTCTTCCTTCGATGCCATGTCTGACCATTCCTTCGGTGGTGGGGGCGGAAACACGAGCACCGGGGCCGGTGCGTCGGGGGTGAGCGGGATCGTTGGGGTAACGGGGGTGGAACCGGAGGTGCCTGCCGCGTACTGCTTCATCAGCGGCAGCAGCAGATCCCCGGACAGGTCCGTCTGCCCAGGGACGTACGGGCCGATCGGCTTGCCGGGGAACCCGGGGCCGGGGTCAGTGTGGGTGGTGTCGCCCGGGAAGTTCCGGGTCCAGTCCTCGTGGTAGGTGAGGCCGCACGCGGGCCCGCCGGCGGCGGCGGACTGGATCTGCAGGTCAGTCGCCCACTGGAACGGGATTCCGTGCCGGGTGAAGACATCGGCGAACAGCGCTGCGGTGCGGCGCAGCTGCTTCATCGCATCCGGGGTTGTCCATTCGTCGCGGGACATCGCGGCCTGCCCGGTCTGCTCGCAGTGGATGCCGATCGCGTTGGCGTTGGGCCCGGCGCCCCAGCATCCGTCCTTCTCTTTGACGCCTTGAACGGTGTGGTCCGGGTCGGTGCCGTAGTGAACGGAGGCTTCGGTGCTCTGCTGATCCATCCAGTCGTCGCCGAGGAGGCCGCTGTCGGACCCGTCCGGCCCGGACATCATGTCACCGAGGCGGCACTCTACGGAGTGGACGACTCCGGCCTTGACGTCGATGCTGTCCTGGTTGAAGTGGCGGGAGCTGTCGCCTGGTGCGTATCCGTAGGCGGGGCGGACAGCGTTGACGAGTGGGCTGTCTGCGGTGAATCCGTTTTCAGTGAGCACGGTGTTCCTCTCTTGGGTTGGGGTCCGGTCAGCCACGGCCATCGGGGGCCGTCGTAGCCTTCGCCGATCGGTCCGGGCTGATAAAGGGTTGAGGTCATGAGTGACCGGTAGTTGAATTACGGTTTCATCGCGAGGATGGCGGAGAGGATGCCGAGCGCGAGGGCCGCGAACCCACCGACCGCGGCGGCGATCTGCCATGCGATGCTGGTCGCCGCGCGGTGCTGCACCTGAGTCGCAGAGGTGCCCAGCATGGAGCCTTCGCCCCGGTCCATCCGCTCCTTCAGTTCGAGGATGCGGTCGGTCAACCCTTTTTCCAGCGCGCTGATGAGCACCGATGTTTGGTCGATCTGTTTGGTGAATGCCCTTTCCGCCTTCGCTGCGGCCTCCACATTCGAATTGTTCTGCTGCCCCACCAATTCTTTCGCGGCTTGCAATGCTGCATCAATTGCTTGCTTCGATGCTACGGCCGTTTCGTTAAGGCGAACATCTCGCTCGTGAAAAGTTTGCGTGATGGATGCAAATTTTTCATCGGTTAATTCCTCCAATTGCCTGACTGCCCGCTCGATAGCCGCAGGTTGAGCGTCGTAGCCTTGCAGCCGCAGGGTCGTCGCGGTATCGATCGCATCGAGGCGCGTCTCGAGAATTTCCCTCATGCTTTGCAGCTCCCGGCGCAACTGCTCGGTCGCAGCTTTGACCGCCTCGTTTGTGCGAACTGTGGGATCCGATTTCGGCTGCAAGAGCGAAGGGTCGTCGACGGTCATGCCGGCCCCTCGTCGGTGATGGTGAGGGTCGCGTCGAGCAGGGTGACGTAGCCGCCCGTGCCGGATGCGCGGAGGATGTAGACGCCCATCGCGTGGGTCCCTGCGGTCAAGGGGAACGGCGCCGACTGCATGGTCATGCGCTGCGACCCGGCGCCCCCTGAGTTGACGAACACGTTCTGGGCCATGATGACAATCGGTCCGCCGTCCTGATTCACGTAGAACTGCCACTGGTCACCGGCGGCCCCGGAGATCTGGAAGTTGGTGATGGTGGCCCGACAGGTCCGGCTTCGGTTGAGGGTGAACTGTTGGCCGTGCAAACCGGGAACGGCGCCTGGTGAGGTGGAGTTCGAGAGCGCGGTCACGTCGTGGTAGGTGCGGGACAGCGCGACCCGCAAACCCATCGGCTGCCAGGTGACGCCGTCGTACTCCCACATGCCGGAGTTGACGATGTAGCTGTGCAGTCCTTCCCCGCCGTTCGGTGCGGCTGCGCGAACCGCGGCGGTGATCACTGCGTCCCTGGCAGCTGCGGACCCGAACGGCGGAATGACCAGCGGGTCCAGCTTCTGCGCCAAGTTGTTGGTGTGGAACGGGATCGACGGCTGGTCAGGTCCGGCCGCATAGGGCAGCGCGGATATCAGTGTGTTACTGGGCATGGTGTCAGCTCCCGATGATGATGTCGGATATGAACGGTTGCCCGGAGGGCAACAGGAGAAGCACTTTCATTCCCGTGACGGCCGGGTAGCCCTTGGTGGCCATGGCGACGTCGAACGCCGACGACCAGGTGGCGGGCGCCGAGGCGCTGCCGTCGAAGCTGACCGTGACGGTGCGGGCACCGCTCGAATCGGCCGAGGCCGACTCGACTTTCCCCACCTTCACGGGGCTGTATGGGCCTGCCTGCGCCATGATCGCGGCAGCTATGTCGTCGAGGTAGGTCATGGTGTGTAGTCCTCATCGGATCGGCTGGATGATGTGACGATCTGCCAGGAGTCGGTCAAGGTCAGCGGATGGTTGGCGGTGGAGATCTGCCCGCGTTCCGTGGTTCCGCCGAGGCCGTAGGGTGCGCTGCCATCCGCCGGCCACAGGGCCTGCGCGGTGTCGGAGGCGTCGAGGGACGGGTCCGGTCCGGTCGGGTCGATGGTGAGTTGCCGCGCCTGCCGAGAGATCTTCGACAGCACCTTCTGCGTCGCGTTTTTCATTTGCACCGGATCGGTGAAAAGCGGCGACGCCAGCAGGTAGGAGCGGAGCGGTATGCCTTTGCCGGGGAAGGCGGGGTGGTTCGGGTCGGTGATCCGGGCCAGGTAGTCGGGGATGATGAACGCCGGGTCGGTGAGTGTCGATGTCCCCCGGACCGCGTTGTAGACGTCGGCGGCTGACGTACTGACCGACATCCCCTTCAGCCGCACTCCGGGCGCGAATGTCGCCACCGGGGTGGCTGCTGTGAGCCGCGGGCGGATGACGGGGTTGCCGAGCCGGTCGATGAACACTTCCGCGCCGATGGATGTGCACAGGTCGAAGATGGCTTGCTGTCGGTCGGTGTCCCAGACTTGCGCGGTGACCTTGACTGTGGAGGTGCACAGGTTGGTGACCTGCGAGGCGGCCCACTGCCCGGTTTCGGTGAGGAGCCGGATGATCTGGGCGACGACGGTGACGCCGACATCTGAGGATCGGGGGGTGATGAACGGCGACAAAACAACCCACTGCCACCGGTCCTGCAAGCTCAGGCTGATCGTGGCGTCGGGGCGGATACCGATCGTGGTGTCTACCAGGGGGAACCGTCCCAAGGGCAGCATCTCCGGCTGCCCTGAGCCGTAGTTGATGCCGGAGAACGGTCGCAGCTCCACGCCGGGGCGCAGCATCTGCTTCACATAGCCGGTGGGGGTGACGGTGAGGGACAGGGTTCGGCGGGCCCCGGACACCCACTGGTCCTGCACTCCGCCGGCCGTGTAGGGGAGTGTGCCGATCAGGTAGTCGGCGTCTGTGTCCCACGCTTCGACGCGGTTCGCTACGCCGTGGGAGACGGGGATCGCGGCGGCCCACAGGTTCGAGACCGGATACATCAGCTGAGGAAGTACAGGCCGGGGTGGGCCGGGTCGGGGGTCAGCGGGGTCAAGGATCCGGTGTACAGACCGGCGTAGGTGCCGTCGGGGGTGAGGACCAACCCGCCGGTCGCGGGGGTGTTGATCGTGTTCGTGGTGAGGCCGGAGCATGACGAGTAGGTGGCCGTCACCTGGTCGCAGGTGGTGTAGGTAGCGGTGACGTTGTCGCAGGTCCACAGTGGCAGCGCGGCGCCGGCCGGGGTGTCTATTACCTGGTAGGGGATGACGAACTTCCGGCTGGCGCCGGTGAGGTTCTTCGCGGTGTTGGTGGGTGTGACGGTGGTGCGTTGGATCCACGCCCACGGCTGGTCCCACCACGCTGCCGGGTCTTTGCTGGCGAGGTTCATCAGCATCGGGCCACCATCGGCCAGCAGTGACAGGATGGCGTTGGCTTTTGCTCTGGTGTTGACGCGGGCGGTGAGTTGCCCGGTCGGTGCGCGCTGCACACCTTCGGTGAGCGAGATCGGGTAGACGCCGCTGTAGGGGAAGGAGATCACGGCGGCGCCGTCGAAGGCTTGGTCTGCGAAGTCGGCGACCGCATCGAGCTGCACGGACAGCGCCGGGTTGTTCGGGTGGATCAGCCACGACACCGAGGAGGGCAAGGACGCGGGGGTCATCGAAGAGTTGACCGCCGACGCTGATGCGATGTACTGCACTTGGGCGTTGAACGGGCAGTGGTAGTCGAACCCGGTCCAGCTGCCGCCGATCAGTTTCGCGTTGGCATCGACGATGACGCGCTTCTGTGATCCGTCCGGGTTGACGCGGTAGATGGACAACCTGGCGGCCGGGTCCACGCCGGGCGCTGTGGCGTTGGCTGTCACGTCGAGGCGGATACGTGGCTGTGGCACTGCGGTGTCGACGGTCGCGGCGATCGTGATCATCCTTGCGCCTTGACCTTCCGTAGAGCGTGGCCCAGTCCGGTCATGCTGTGCTCGACCTCGACGCGGGCGATGTCGGTGATCTCCTTGTTGCCGATGAACACCTTGACGTCGAAGCGGGGAGCGCCACCGGAACCGCCCGAGCCGTTCAATCGGGCGTGGGGGACGGTGACGAGGTTCGAGGTGGCGCGGGCCACCGCGGGGATCTGGGAGTTGATGCCGTTGCGGACACCCAAACCAATCTGAACACCGACCTCGTCGTGGAACAGCTGCGACGGGGACTTGATCTTCAGGGCCTTCTTCATCGTCCCCAGCGCACCCATGGCGTACTTCCACAGCGACGCCTCGAGGTGCTTCTGGGTAGACATCAGCCCGGCGATCATGCCCTCACCGACCTTGATGCCGTTGTCGTACATCGCGCCGCCGACCGTAGCGCCCACGTTGTCGCCGATGCGGTGCATCTGGATGGCGAGCTTGTTGAGCTGCTTGACCTGAGCGGGGGTGCCCTTGGCGATGGCGGCGGCGAACACTCCGCCGCCGTCGACTCCGGCCGCGGCGATCTGCTGCAGCATGTCGTTGGACAGCCCGAGCTTCCGGTCCTTGCCGATGTTGACGTTGAACTTCTGCGCCTGAGCGACGTCGTACAGCTGGCCCTTGATCATGTTGGCGATGGTGTTGCGGGTGTCGGGGTGGCCCAGGATGCCGGAGTCGAACCCTGAGACGGTGGAGGAGATACCGCCCATCACCTGGGCGCGGTTGCTCTTGAGGTTGGCGACGTTCGCCTGGTTGGTCGCGATCCAGTTGTTGATGGTGTCCAGGTGGTTGGCGATGGACTGCTGCGACTGGAATGCGTGCTGCTGTGAGCGTTGGAACCGCTCGGCGGCCGAGGCAGCCGCGTCGTAGGAGATGCGGGTCCGCTGCGCCAGGAGCCATTCCCGGTTGGCCTTGGCCAGCGCGAGCCGGTCGGACGCGGCGATCTTCCCGTTGACCCGCTGGATCGACTCGATCCGCGCCTCATCAGCCGCCCGTGTCTGCGCCGACGTCTTCCTCGTTTCCGCCCGCTGGATCTCCTGCGCGGCGGCGAGGTTGAGCCGTGCATTGCCGCGGTGGTCCCGCCCGGCCTGCGCGACGTTGTTCAGGTTGTCCCACGCGGTGTTCTCCAGCGCCCGCTTGTCGGTGGCCGCGGTCCGAGCGTCGGTGATGGCCTGGGTGAGCAGCTGCAACGCGTTGATGACCTCGGACAGCCGTGCGCCCTGGCCTGGCGCTGGGATGCCTGCCAGGGAGCTGGTGGACGGCAGGACGGGCCCGCCGGCCGCATACCCGGGGATGGTGCCGCCCGAGTGGATGTAGTTGATCGCGTTGCGGTTCCGCTTGTAGTCGGCTGCGGTGCTGACGAACTCGCCGTTCGATACCCGGGCGAGTCCACCGTCAGACGTTCCGGTGCCAGGCGCTTGGACCGGACCGCCAGTGGCGTACGCGCCGTTGCCGATCTTCGTCAGGTAACTGAAGTCGCCGTAGGTGGCGGGAACGTAGTTGAGGAACGCCCGCATCTGCGACTCTGGGTCCCAGATGTTGCTGTTGAATCCCGGGTCCGCGAAACGTCGGAAGGTGGCACCGGTGAACTGCAGAAGCCCCTTCGATGGGTCGCCGTTTTGCGCGTTGATGTCGTAGTTGTTGATCGCAGCTGGGTTGCCCGACGATTCGTGGGACATCTGCGCGGCCATGATCGGCTCGATGTACGCAACAGGCAGACCCTTGGCTGCGATGACCCTGTCCATCATTGGGACCCACTGGTCCACACCGGACGATGCAGCAGGGGCGGCACCGGCGGCCACTCCACCGGCGAGGCTGGCTCCACCTGAACCACCCGGACGCTGGTGGAGCTCGAAGTGCATCGGGTCCTTCGTGCCGGTGAAGTCGCCGCCCCAAAGCATGTTGAACTGTCGCGCCAACGCGCCCGCAGTGGACGGGATCTGTCCGGGGCCGCTGCCCGGGGCTGACCCGTTTCCGTTCTCCGGCGCGTTCACATCCAACGCCAAACCGTACGAGTGGAACGACTTGTTGCCCGGAGAGTTCACGTTGTCGCGGTTCTCGAAACCCCAGTCCTCACCCGGACGGATACCGCCCTGGATCATCGGTTCCAGTTGCGACAGGAACGACGACCAGATCGACTCGGTGCCGGCTGCGACACCGGCGGGGAAGTCGATGCCGTGGAAGGCGAATGGGACGATGTTCTTCCCGACGCCCCAGCCCCACGAGGACGGGTCCTGTGAGCCGAGCAGACCGGATGGGCTCATTGACACCATCGCGGCAGCGGCGGCGTTCATAGCGGCGGCGGACTTGTCGGCGTTGCTGTAGATCTTTTGCACTGCTGCTAGCGTCGCCGAGATATCGCCGTTACCGGTCATCTTGATGGTGGTCGTCGGGCCGCCGACTAGGCCACCGTTAGCCATCTTCGGGATGGTGCCACCGGCGTGGATGTAGTCGATGGCGCCCTTGTTGCGGCTGTAGTCCTTGGCGGTGTTGACGAATTCGCCGTTCGACAGCCACGTCGGGATCGAATCGGAGGTCCCGGTGCCGGGGCCGTGAATGGGGCCGCCAGTGGCGTATCCCTTGCCACCGCCCTTGGTGGAGAATGACCCGTCCGATTGCACAACCGTCGCGCCAGCAGTGCCGTTCGCATCGACCGTCAGGTGCACGGTCTTGTCCTTGACCGCTGCGAGAGACGCCGCTACCGCGTCGATCTGGGCAGAGGCGAGGTTGACTGCGACGAGGTTCGCCGTCCAGGTGCCCTGGTTCCGGTCATACTGGCGGACCAGGTCGCCGGCCTTCTGCTGGGCGGCGGCAGCCGAGGGGGTGAGGAACTGGGCGACCCAGTTGCCGGTGGTCCGGTTGTAGACGTTGTAAAGGTTGAACCCTTCCTTCTTGGCCGCGGCGTTGTCGGCGATGAACTTCGTGACGATGCTCGTCGGCATCCGGAACAGGTCCAGGCCATATTTGTTGACGTCAGCGATGGCGTCGGAGGTGCTCACCTTCAAGGTGGTGATCCGGTCCAGCGTGGCCTTGTCGTACGCGTCCTTGGCGACCTTCGCGGCCTCGACCGCAAGTTTCGGGTCGCCGGTGAGCAGGGTGAGGACGGTCTTCGGGATCAGGCCGTAGTGGTCGGCGAGCCGAGCGGCGGCACCTGATGCGATGTCGGCGGCGGGCTGCTGCGCGATGAACGCGTCCCGCTGCTTCTGCATCTCAGCTGTGCCGACCTTGACTGCGTAGGCAAATCCGTGCTGCTTGTCGGCCTGCTCGGACAGGACTGTCACGTTCATCGCGGCGGTCTTCTGATACAGCTCATCGGCTGTGACGATGGCGTCAGCGGAGTCGGCAAGGGTGTTGTTGGCGTCGGCCACTTTCAGCTTGGCGGCGGCGAGGGCATCGTTGTAGGCGGTGTCGCCCTTCGTCTGCTTCCCGATGTTCGAGTTCGCCGTCGCTGCAGCATTCGCTGACTTGGTAGCTGCCTGCTGCGCCAGATCGACCTTCGCCTGCGCCGCGGCGATCTGCGATGCGGAGGCGGTAGACGCCGAGCCGACCCCAGACTGCGCCGCGGCGGCCTTGTTGGCTGCGGTCGTCGCTGCCTGCTGCGCCAAATCCACTCGGGCCTGCGCCGCGGCGAGCCCGGCGGCTGTGGCCTTCCCGGACCCTTGCATCTTCTGCAAGGACGCCTCAGCGGATGCCAGCCGGCCAGCGGCGATGGTTGACTTGTCCTGAGCCGCGGTGACCTGGGTTTGACTGAGCGCCGCCCCGCCGCCCTGCAGCTTCGCGAGGGCCGCTTCTGCCTTGGCCAGATTGTCGGTGGCGATGGTCGCCTTGTCGGTCGCCGCGGTCGCATCGTCCTGAGTGCCGACATGCCCCGCCTGCGCCTTCGCAACGGCGTCCTTGGCGTCCTGCAGCGCCGCGGCGTCGGCCTGCTGCTTACGGCCAGCTGCGCCGATTCCCCGGGCGGCGGCGGCGTTCGCCCGGATGGCATCCTCGACCGGGACGTTCCGGCCGGCCAGCTTATCCATCGTCATGATGAATTGCTGGGTGGTGGTGTCGGCGTCGGTCACGGCCTGCTTGTAATCGGCGAACGCTTGCGTCATCGGGGTGACGATGGTGTCCGGCTTCCCCTTGGCACCCTTTACGATCTCGTAGAAGGCAGAGGTATCATCCCCCGCGAGCTGAGCGCCCTTGGCGATCTCGCCGTACCGGACCTGCAGTTCCGTCAGCGGACCTATGGCCGTGATCGCCAGGTGCTGCGCCGACGTCCATGCCCGGCCCAGGGCGCCAGTGAATTCGGCTCCGTCCTTCGTGGAGCCGTTGAGTGCCTTCTGCGCGGCGGCCGCCAAATTGGCCGCGTCGGCGCCGGCCTTCTGCTTACCGGAGATGTCGCCGAGGTTCTTGCGGTAGGTATCCAGTTGGGCATTCACGTCCATCGTTGAGCCCTTGAAGGACTGCATCGACCAGATGAGCCCTTCGGCGGCGATCTTCCCTTGGCCATCGAACCTGATGCTCTTGGTGACCTTGTTGAACAGGACGTCGAGCGAGTTGCCGCCCGCTGCAACGGCAGCGGAGACCTGCCCTGTGGTGATGCCGAAGGATTCGAACACCTTGCCGTACTTCTGCCACGCGGAGGACCCTGCGATCGCCTGCGTCTCGGCGTCGGCGAACACGGCGTTGACCCGCTGTTGGGCGGGGATGCTCCCGGCGACGGCGGCTGTGTAGTCGCCCAGTGCGCCACCAAGTTTGACGTAGGCGGCCTCGGCGTCCTTCACCTGAGTAGAGATCAGCGCGGTGGCGTTGCTGCTGAGCTTCCCAGTGTTCGCATCGACCGCCGAGCTGAAGTCGACGGTGGCCTTCGTTGCGCCCTGTGAGCGGGTCATGAACCAGGCGAGGCCGGCCGAGGCGGCGGTGATGGCGATGCCCCATGGGCCGCCGAGCGCGCCCATCAGGGCGGACCCGCCGGACTTCAGGGCAGCCATCGGCCCGCCGGCGAACGTCTCCATGATCGACGTGCCGAGCCGGGCATAACCGTAGGTGGCTTGCAGCAGCATCTGGTTCAGCGGGCCGCGCAGCAACAGGAACGCGCCGAGTGCCGCAACGCCCGCATAGACGGGGAACGGCAGGTTCCCCAGCACGCCGATGACCGCCCCGAGCACCTTGCCGACAGGTGCCACGAACTGCAGCACACCGGAGAACGCCTTACCGATCCCGTCCAGCACACCGCCGATCATGGCGACAGCGCCGTTGTTGGAGATGCCGCTGAAGAACGCCCCGATACCGTCAGCGACGGGCTTGATGAAGTCGAGGATGGATCCGAACCCATGCCCGACCGAGGTGATGAAGTCGGAGATGTACGGCCACGCCTTCGATATCAGATCGGATGCGCCGGTGATGATCGGTCCGAAGAAGTCGCCGAGATGGGAGAACCCAGTCCCGATGCTCGGTCCGGCCATGAAGTTAGCGATCGTCGGGACGGCGTCGGCGATCTGGTTGACGATGTGCTGCAGGGCGGGGGAGAACTTCTCACCAAGCTGGATCTGAGCGGTTTCGACCTGGTTCTGCAGGTTCGCGAACGCGCCGCCGAGCCCCTGCATCCTGGCCGCCGAGAACCCTGCCGCGCCAGCACCTTTGCTGATCTTGTCGGCCAGCTCATTCCAGCCCTTGGATCCCTGCATCGCCATGATGTTGGCGCCGTTGATCGCCCGGGCGCCGAACACCGTCTGCATCGCCGAGTTGTAGATCATCGGCGCCAGCTTCTTGTGCGCCGTCGCCAGCTGGTCGGAGATCTGCGCGGCGGACTTGAGGGTGCCGTCCTGGTTGTAGACGTCCAGGCCGAGCTGCTTGTATGCCTCCCCAGCGGCGCCGGTGGAGACCGCGGCCTTCTCGACCCGCATGGTGAAGTCTTTGAGGGTGGTGCCGCCCAGCGAGCCGGTCAGCCCGAACTTGGCGAACTCGGCGAGGGTCGTCGCGGTTTCCTTCAGCGACCAGCCCGCCTGGTGAGCATTCAAACCGGCGTAGGTGAGGGCGGTACCGAGGTCGCCTACGGTGCCGCGTGCGGCGTGCGCGCTGTTGGCCAGGATGTCGGCGACCTTGCCGGCGTCGGTGCCCTTCAGCGCGAACTGTGCGAGCGCAGCCGATTCGAGGTCGGCGGCCTGGACGAAGGAGATCCCGCCGGCCGAGGCGAGCTGCAGTGAACCCTTCGCAGCGTCCATCGCCTGCGCTGCGGACAGGCCGCCCTTCACCAGCTCCGTCATCGTCACCGCGGCGTCGGAGGCGGAGGCGTTGGCGATGGTGAAGTCGGCGCCGAGGGCGAGGGCCTTCGCTGATACCTGCGCGATGGTGGTCCCGGCCATGCCGACCGGCCCGGCGACGGCGCCGAGGGTGTTCATCTCCGTTTCGAAGTCGGCGGTCGACTTGATGGTCGACACCAGCGCGGCACCTACGGCGGAGATGGCGGCGGTGCCGGCCATGTAGCCGACGTTGCGGAGAACCCCGCTGCCCATCTTGGACAGCGCCCCCGGAGACGACGACTCGGCTGCGCCGCCACCGGTCGTCGCTACCCGCACCGGCCGGGCCGCCGAAGCCCGGAGCCGTTCTATCCGTGCCTGCAACTGCGCCAGCTCAGACCTGAGCCGATCGTCCTCAGCGCCGCCGATCACCAGCGGCGCGTGGACGAGGCGCCGCAGCCGATCCATATCGCCGCTGATCGACCGAATTTGCCCGCGGACCTTGCCGACATTGGCGATGCCACCAGCGCCGAAGTCCAACCGCTCCATGTGGATGGTGGACATCTCGCCGTGAATGCGGGCGGCGGCCTTCTTCGCCTCCTCCACCATCCGGGACAGGCTCGCGGTGTACCCGGCATGGTCCATCTGCGGCTCGACCCGCAGGTGCATGGCGATCTGGGCGCCGTCCTGCCGTGCCCGTTCCTTCGCCCGCGTCAGACTGGCCTCGTACGGCGCCATGTCGAGGCTGAGGGTGGCCATCAGTTGCCCGGCGGTCAGCGCCATACGTCACCGTCCTCATCCATGTCAGCGTGCGGGGTTGACTGCGCCTGCTCAGGCGTCGGATACATCGTTCGGTGAAGCCGGGATTCCATCGTCAACAGGCCGACGAGCAGGCCACGGAACCAGCGGGCTGGGCGCTGCTTCAAGATCCCGGAGTAGACGTCGACCCCGAAGTGCTGCAACAGGTCAGGGACGATCAGCTCCCAGTGTTCGAGGCAGTCTTCCCACGTGTTGCCGTCGCCGTCTTCGCAGTTGCACCATTCCGCGATGCCCGTGTCCGGGTCGACGGGGCCGCAGTCGGGGGAGTGTCCGTCGTTTCGCCCTGCGTTTCCGTCAGGGCCTGCAGGTTTCCCCAGTTGCCGCCCGCGTTGAAGTAGTCCTCGGCGATTTCCCGGCCGTACATGGTGTCGATCGAGGCGGTCATCCCGGCGATGCGAACCTCACGCATGCTCACACCATCGGCGGCCATCTCGTCGTAGACGGGACCGAGTACCCGCTTGTGCATCTCCGTCTCCGGGGTGTTGGCGAGATCCTCCGCTTCGGCGTCCCCTTCGGGCTGGTCCTGGCCGGGTTTCGGCGCCCGGTCGTAGATGACCTTCAGCCACAGCCACGTCTCCACCGACGCCTCGGGGACCGTGTACGTCTTGCCACCGATCGGTAGCTGCAGCAGGGAATCCTGCAGTGTTTCGCGGAGGTTCTTCAATGCCATGGTGGTACCCCTTCAGGGCGTTGAGGGTTGGGCGCGAGAGAGATGGGTCCTGGCCGGCGACCACGCCCGATCGCCGGCCAGGGGTTCATCAGGCGAACGACGCCGCGGTGGCACCGGTCGTGGATGCTCCGGTGGTGTTGGTGACGACCACAGGGAAACCGGATCCGGCCGCGTGGGCGGGGGAGATGAACGTGATGCGGTTGTTCGACTCCACCGTGTAGACGACGGTCACACCGGCGACGACGACCGCACCGGAGGCGGCGACGGTGTTGAACCCGGTGCCATTGAGGGCCACCAGGATGCCGCCGGCGATCGGCATGGTCGACGGGGAGATGCCGGAGACGATCGCCGCGGCCGCGATGTTCAGCGGGTTGAGGATCGACTGCGGCTGGCCGTGGAACTTCAGCGTCGGCGAGAAGCCTTCCAGGTCGGTGACGTTACCGCCGCCGCCGCCGACACCATCGACGTGGCATTCCCCGTAGTAGGCGTCGGGGGCGCCGTCCTTGCGGTAGTAGCGGGCGAAGATCGACGCCGTGTAGCCGACGAGGCGGCCGGTGGTGCGTACGAACGACTGCCCCGGATCGTCAGCGAAACCAGCGCCGACCACCTGCTTCCGCGAGGACGTGAGGACCAGGACAACCTTCCGCTGGGTGACGATGTCGGAGCCGTAGCCGCCGGAGTCGAAGTCGGAGTCGTCCATCTCCGTCTCGGAGATCTGCTCCTGCATGGACTTGAGGCCGCGGATCTGCACCCATACGGGGGCGGGTGGGTTCGACGCCGTGTCGACGTCTACTTGCCAGTCCTTGGCGAGCATGGAACGTACTGCCATGATGTTTTCCTTTCGGGCATGACGAAACACCCGACAGCCGCAGTGGCTTCGGGTGCTCGGGAGGTTTGAGTTACTCGGTGTGCGCGGTGGGGTGGTGCACGCGTAGGTAGTAGTTCGCTACGCGTTGACTGCGGCCCCTGGAGTCCTGCCCCATCGAAGCGTCGTTGTGGCGCCAGGCCAGCAACATGAAAGCGGACCCGAAGGCGACATCTGCGAGGCCGTGAAGTGCGCCGTAGATGTTGTTCTCCAGGTCGAGGACTGGACGCGGGTCACCGTTTGCCCCGCGCAGCCAGAATTGGACGCCGAGCTGCTCATCGGCTTGGAATGGGTTGGGACTGGATTCGGGGAGGGCGTAGGGCGTCAGGCAGATCACGCTGTCGGGGTCTTGTGGGACGGTCCCGATGATGAATGCGACGTCGGTGGGCTGGTAGGTCCCGGTTGGGTTGTAGACGCCGATGCCGACGCCCACGAGGTACTGGGCGAGGCCGGCGCACAGGTCGGTGGTGAACGCCATTACAGCGCCGCGTCGAGGGTGGTGGCGATCATGGCGACAGCTTTCTCGCCTTCTGAGTTCAGCGCCAGTTCCATGAACTTCGCCATGCCTACGGGGTGGTTGTTTGTCATGATCTCGTGGACGTAGATGGCGTACGGCACGTCGGTGTAAAGGGTCGCGGTCAGGTCGGCGGGTGTGGCCGGCTGGACGGTCTGGGAGGCTTTGAGGTTGCCGGTGTCGACGGGGGTGTTGTCCATCGAGCGGCCCTGCACGATCATCATCCCGCGGGTGATGCCTTGCGCTGCTGCGCCGCGGGTGAGCTTCTCGATGTCGGGGTTCCACTTCGCCGAGAAGGTCACTGGTCGTCGCCTTCCTCGAACCATCGGCGCAGCGGGTCGTCCCCGACCGAACGGGCATCCTCGACGGTCATGCCTTGAGCGACGGCGTGGGCGATCCACTCGGGGCGTCCTGGTGGCCGGGGCGGTGCGGGCGGTGTCGGCTTCCGCATGCCGATGCGGCTGGTCATGGTCACAGCAGGGTCACTGCGCAATGGTCGGGGAGGCCAAGGCCTCCGGAGTCGAACCGGGACACCGATAGCACCTCAGACACCGACCCGTCAGCGGTGAATGTGACCTTCGAGCCGGTGGTGAACAGCGGGTACGCCTCGGGCGGGCCGTAGAAGGTGGCGGAGGATTCGACCATCGTCCCCGTGCTGTTGGGGATGATGCGGCGCTTTTCCTCCATGAACCCGGCCACGGTCACGGCAGGGCCATAGACGTTGCTGTAGGCGGAACCACCGGTGCGGGTCTGCACCTGCACGGTGTGGCCGATCTCGGCGAACATCTCCGCGAGGTCGCTCACCATTGCCACACAAGGGTGGAGATGAGGTGGTTCTGTTGCAGCAGCCGCATCGCGTCGGGCACCAGCTGGGTGGCGGCCAACGTCTTCGCAGCGGCGGAGCTTGCGGCGTCGGCGTAGGTGATCGACGCGGTGCCGATGTGCTTCTGCGAGGCCACCGAGGGCGCGACGACACCGGCGGTGGTCGGGTCGATCTTCAACGCGATCCACGCCTCAGCCTGGATGCACGTCGCATCGCGGAACACACCGAGCACAGTCGGGTCGCTGGGCATCGCCTCGGTGTAGTAGTTGCCCAGGCCGACCGTGTCGTAGTAGGCGTTGTTCGTTGCCTCGGCGACCAGCAGCGAAGCGCTCCGGAGCAGCTGCACAGCGTTGGTGGGGGCAGCCGTACCGGTCCATGCGGTCAGATCTGCTGGAGTCGCATAGATCAGCACAGCTGCCTACCCCTCTACTTCTTCGGATTCAGCGTGGTGTCGACGTCGCCCTCGACCTGCGTGGGCGGTGGGACGTCCTCCAGCTGCACCCGGTCGCCCGGCCCGGCCATCGTCCCCGGAGGGAGCACCGGATCCGGGTCGGTCAGGACCAGCTTCGACGAGCCGACCTGCTCGGGGACGGTGCCGCCGTGAGTTTCGATCAGATGGCTCTTGGTCATCGCGGTGGCCTCCTCGACCGCCGCGCCGCACGTCACAGCCCAGGCGATCCAGTCGGCCTTGACCGCGTTGTCCTTCGGCCGCAGACCGTCTGACGTCGGCGACGGGTCCTCGCCTTCGGCCAGCGCGAACGGGGTGCCGTCCGCATTGACGCGGGAGATGTGGCCCTGACGCAGCTTGTCGCTGATCGTCTCGTGCAAGGGCAGCTCATGTTCCATCAGCGCACCGCCCTCACCGCGCAGCCAGATGGTGCGTGACATCAGTGCCTCGGGACGCGGAAGGCGGTGACCGTCATCGCCTGATCGGTTTCGAAGATCAGGGAGGCGTCGTTCTGCTCGAACCGGCCCGACTCCAACGGGCCGACCCACACCGTGCCTGCCGGGACGGCGACGGCGAGGCCGCCCTGCCCCGATGCCAAAGCGAGCGGCTGCTTCCCCGACAGGACGGTGAGGTTGCCCGCCACGGTGCCGACGACGCGGAGGAACAGCGTCTCGAACGGGGCCTGAGCGATCTGGCCGCCGTTGCCTGCCCCTGCGACGACTGCGGTTCCGGCGGGGTCGGCGAGCGACCCGTTGACGGTGGCGGCGCTGTACGTGATTGCTGTGCGTGCCATGGTTGTCCTCTCCTATCAGATGACGGTGACGAGGGCGGATGCCATCGAGTCGGGGCGGATGAGCTTCGCGCCGTACAGCATCAGACCCTTGACGGCGTCCGCGAAGGACGATTGCGGCCGGTAGGCCTCGACCTTGTTGATCTGGCTGGCGAACGTGACCGCCGTGTTGTTCCCGGCAACCACTGCGTACTGGCCGGCGACCGGGCTCGGGGCGTTGTTCGACACCTGGATGTCGAACCCTGCGGCGCGGCCCACAACACCGTTGCGCAAGCCTTCGGAGCCGCCGGACTCGTTGACCTTGACGAAGCGGGAGTCGCGGAGCAGGACGCCGTACACCTCGGGGGCGACGATGGCCCATCGGCCTTCCATCGGCACGTTGGCGCGGTCCAGGGATACCCGGATCGGGACGAGGCACTTGTCGTAGACGTCGCCGTAGTTCGGTGTCGCACCAGTCGTGGTGACGGTGACCGGGCCGACGACGTTGGACGCCTGGATGCCGGTATAGAAGGAGGCGATGTACTGATCGATGATGTCGGCGAAGGCGTACGCGGCCTCGTTCATCGACTGGGGGATCACGTTCCCGGCGGCCTGCCGGGCATCGACATCATCGACCTCGAAGGCGAAGTACTTGGACTGGTCGACGACCAGCACGCGCTGGGAGTCGTTGACCTGCTCCGGCACGATCACCGTCGTGTTGGGGATGTAGTTGGCGATGGTCGGCCGGCCGATGGAGGTGATGCGGACGGTGTCGCCGGCGGATGCGATCTCGCCCTCGTAGTCGTGGTTGACGCTCGATCCGTAGATCAGCGTCTTGCGGAGTGCGACCAGGAGATTGGCGGACCAAATCTCCGGCCGAAAGCGCTGAATGCTCACGTGGTTGTTCCTTTCCGGGGGTTACCCGAGGAGGTTGCGAAGGAGACCCTTCTTCTGGGCCTCGACAATCGCTTCTGGCTTCATGGTTTTGAGTTGCGCTTCGGTGATCTGCGTCGACTCGCCGGGCCCGCCGCCGAAGTCGCCCCCGCTCGTGCCAGGCGCCCGGCCTGACGTCGCTTTGAGCTTGGGGTTCGCCTCGATGGCCTGCTTCACCAGGGCGTCGAGGGAAGTTTTGAAGTCCGCCGCGTTCGGGTCGAGCTGGTTCAGCGACCCGTCGCGCAGCAGGACAGCGGTCAACAGGTCTTCGTCGGCGTTGAGGTTCCTCGCGGCGCGACCCAGGGCGTTCTCCCGCTGCACAGCGAGGAGTCGAGCCTCGGTGGCCGCTGCCTTCGCATTGGCGGCCTCGGCAGCCTTCACAGGGTCGTCGTCGTTGCCGATCCCGGCGGCCTTGAGGATCGCTTTGACGCGGTCCGCTTCAGCTGCTCGGGCGGTCTCGGCGTCGTTGGCCTTGACGCGGTTCGCTGCGGCCTCGCGGCGCACGGCGGCCATCTCGTCGGCGGTGAACGTCTCCTTGCGGGGCGGCTCGCTGGCCCTCGCTGCCTCGGCGGCTGCGCTGGCTGCGGTGGCTGCTGCCTCGGCTGCTGCGATCTGCTCGGGCGTCTGCTGGTCTGCTGGTGCGGTCATGCGGTTGGCCTCCTGGACCTGGGCGTGTGGATGGGACTACTAGCCAATGCGGAGAACTTGACCCGGGAAGATCGCGTTCGGGTCGGACAGGTTGTTGAGGGTGGTGATGCTGCCGGCGGTGATCCACGCCTCCGGGTACCGGTAGGCGATCGTCGTCAGGCTGTCGCCGGACTGCACGGTGTAGCTGCCGACCTGCGTGTGCGTCGCGGATGCCGGCTGCGGCGCTGGCTGCGGCCACAACGCGTCAACGATCGAACTGGCCAGGGTCATGTTCCGCTTGTAGTTGCCGCCGGTCGGGTCGAAACTGCCCTGCACTTCCTGCGCGGCCTGCCATGTGGGCATGTTCTGCCAGCCGTGAAGCCGGTTCAGGGCGTTGAGGAAACTGTCGGTGGAGTGGGTGACGTCCATGCATTCCTGGGTGGTGCCCCAGTTGGCGGTGGAGTTGACTGCGCCGCCGACCTGCTGCTGGTACAGGCCGACCGAGCCGTGGTCCTGCCCAACCGCGTCGTGCGGGATGGCCATCGAGGCCGGGTTGTTGCGGTTCGCGTACATCAGCAGCGACGATTCGGTGAGGCACACCGCGATCGCGATCCGGCCGGCTGCGGCGGGGAAACCGCGGGCGGCGGTGCGGTTGAGGACGGCTTGTGCCCGGTGTTGCTGCGTCGAGTTGATACCGGTGACGGTCATCGTGATGCCTCCAACCATTCTTCTGTGCGGCTTCGCTGCATGGGAATCGTCGGCGGCTCAACCGCAGCCGTGGCGAGCAGCGCATGGATGTGGGCCTCAGCGAGGTAGGACTCGACCATCGTGGGGTGAACGTCGTTCACCTTGGCGAGGATCTGGTCGGCGGCGATGTAATGCTCGATGCGGTTCATAGCCAGCACTTCCGCGAGATGAAGTCGATCCAGTCGGCTGGGGTGCAGAACCTGTCCGGCGCTGGGTTGGCCAGCCCGACGTGGTGGTATTCCCAGTCGGCGACGGCGGAGCAGATCAGGTGACCGGGCGCGCCCTGGCCTTTCCAGTTCTGCGCGAACATCTCGGGGATGTGTAGGTCGGCGGCGGCTGCGACCATGATCGCTGTCCAGTCGTACGGCTTGCCAAGGATCTGCGGGACGCACGCCAAGACCTGGGCGCGTTGGTCGTCGGTCTTCGGCTGCTCGAAGTTGGTAATGGTGAACGGGTCGTCCATGTACTGGGTGAGGGTGGTTTGCCCGACGCCACCCGGGCGGCCTTCGACTCCCCACCACACGCCGTCGGGTGTTTTGTGATCGACGACGATGACGTGGTTGTCGATGTCGGCGGCGTTGCTGCCGCCGTGGAACAGGTCACGCAGTGCGGTGCCGAGGCGGATACCTCGGGCTGCTGTGCCAGTCGTCCGAACACACCAAACGTCGGCCGGGACGGGAGTGTGAAGGGTCATCTATCGAGACGCCTCGACATCTGTCTTGATTACCGTCAGCACGACGGCCATTGCCTGATCTGCTGTGAACCCTGCGGTGATGTACGCCGTGTAAAGCTGGAACATCACGTGAGCCCCCTCGTGCGCCGCGAGGATTGCCGCTTCTGCTACCCGTGCGGTGCGCTGGTCATCGGCTGCGGTCATTTGATCTGCTCCCTGTATGGCTTTCGGACGGTGTTGGTAGAAGCGACGTGCTGCCGGATTCTTGACTGCCAGAGCCGGACCTTGACCCCGGCTGCTTTCTTCGCTGCCGGTGTCAGAGCGGCGACCTCGCGGCGTTTCCATTGCCGCACACCGCGCTCGAGGTAGCGGAGCTGCTCCCGGTCTTCACGCATCACCGGATCGACCTTGGTGGGGAACGGCTCGGTGACACCCTCGAAGAACGCCGTGTAACTGCAACGGCACGCATAGTGCTGGAGCCCATCTGATCTCGCGTCGTCGACCGACATCAGCACATCGGGCATATCCGCCGGCACCGCGCCGATTGACAGCACAGCCGACTGGAACGGCGCGCACAGCTCGCAGCAGTCCGGCGCCGTCGACACCATCACCAGATCAACCCCGGCCGCCCGGTATTCGGCGGTGTGCTGCTCGTTCCACGCCCGCTGAGTCGCCGTCCGGGTAGCCATCTCCACGTACGACTGCAGTTCCCAGCCACGGCCGGTGTTGTCGACGAACCCGGTGACGCCGTTGGATGCGAGCTTCTCCCACGCTGCCTGCTGCGCCTCCAGCGGCGACATCTCCCCGGCGAGGATGTGCTGCACTTGCGGCATGATCGCCTGCTGGTAGACGTCGGGCGCCCAGCGGATGGTGCGGAACTCCGTCTGGGCGAGCTTGGCGACCAGATCCTGCTGGATCTGCTCGACGGCAGGTGCGACGACAGGCAAGGCTTGCACTTCGGCGGCCAGCTCGGTGATGGCCTGCACCGAGCCGAGCCGCACAGCCTCCTGGACGATCTGGGTGGCCATGGCGGTGGAATCGTGGGCGAGCAGACCGGCGACCCGCTGCGCTGTGGCACGCAATGCCCGGAACGCTGCCGGCCGGAAGTGCAGCCCCGAAGCGTCCATCCCGCTCTTCAGCGCTTTGGTGACGGCGGTGATGAGGTTCAGTTCGGCGGTGGCGTAGAGGTCTTTCAGTTGCCGTGCGAGGCGCTGCCCGACGTCGACACCGTCATCAGCCATCAGGGTTTACGGACGGTGCAATCATTCACTTGGTGCCAGGTGGTGGCGAAGAAGATCTCGACGAGGCCGAAGGTAGCCGGATCGGAGTAGGTGATTCGCACCTGCGTGATGGTGTCGATCGTCTTGCTGCTCAGGTCTTTGCCGACCCATCCGAGCAGCTCACCAATGTCGGAACGGTGGCTGCATGACGGCCAGTCATTCTCCAGCGCCACGTCCCGTTCCTTGCGGGCATCATCGAGCGCATTGATAGCGTCGTGGCGTTCTCGACTGAGGACACCCTCGCGGGCCAGCAGCTTCGTAGCCTGCTGCTCAAGATCGGCCACACGCCAACGGGTCTGACTGGAGGTGAGAGACAGCTGCTCGCGGGCTTCGTCGCGCTCCTTGCGGGCAAGGTCGCGTTCAAAGGTGAGCTGGACGACGATGCCGAACAGGACAGCGGCGGTATCAGTCGTTTGCTCAGAATTGTTGGCAATCATGGTCATGGTGTTGCTCCCTGGGCGTTGGGATTGGAACCGGCAGCGGGCGTGCTACCGGGCACAGCAGGCGCAGCATCGGCAGGTGGCTGCCCGAACTGGTCAGGAGCAGGCACAGCGGAGCCCTGCTCCTTCAGGATCTGCGCGGCCTCAGCAGCCACATCATCCGGATCCCAATCGGGATGGACGATGCCGACGAGCGTCTCCGTTGTCGCGGCCTCAGCTGTCCGCAACGCCATAACCGTCTGAGCCAAGGTGATCTGCGACTCTTGAACACCATCGGGGAACGTCACCTGCACGTCGTCGTCGAGCACAATGTTGGGCCGGTTGAATATCGCCTGATCCACGGCGAGCAGCTTCGTCACGATGTAGGAGATCGGCCCCGACTGCAAACGGATCTTCCGGTCCCGGGTCAACAGGGAACGGCGGTCCATCGACTCCACCTCGGTGGCCGTCTTGGAGCCTTTCGTCTGCGGGGTGATACCGAACGCGTGACCTGCGTAGCCGGCGGACCGGACGATCTGCTCGAGCAGGTTCATCGCGGTGTCCAGGTGCTCCTGTACCCGGATCTTGAACTGCACCTGCGACATCAGGCCGTCCACTGCGGTCGCGTTCGCCAGCATCGCGTTCACGGGCGCGTAAGCCTCTTGCTCCAGGTTGATGGTCGACCCTTGACCACTGCCGTTGTCTTCCGTCAACGAGCGGGAGATGATCAGCCGCGACTTACCCAACCGGATGTCCCGCTGCCACGACGTGTACGTCTCGTCCAAGGCGTCCATCATCTGCTCGACGCCGTCCAGATCCGACCGCCCCAGATGCCGCCCCAAAGGATCCGTCCGCCACCTGCGGTGCGGCCGTTGGTTCGGGATGTAGGCGACGGCCAGGCCGGCCGATTCGGTGGAGAAGATGCCTTCCGGGTGGTCGACGTCCACGAACCCGGCCGTTTCCGGCTGGTCGAGCAGCGGCACCGGGTGGCCGATGTTGTCCCGCTCACCCTGATACAGGGCGTGCACGATGATGCCGAAGCCTTCCGAGTCCAGCTCGTGCCGTTCGAGGTGCCGCCACACCGTCTGACCTTCGGTGGCGATGACCTGCCAAAACGTGACCGCCGTCAGGGTGTCGAACTTGAATTCAGGGATGGAGCAGTCAGCGTCTACGACGGTGAGGAACGGTTCTTTGGCGATGTCCTGCGCCCACGACACCCGCAGGTACACGCCGCCCAACGCAGCAGCCAGCTCAGCAGCCTCCGCCAACCTCGTGTACAGGTCGTCGCCGGTGTAGTAGTTCAGCCGGTCCTGCGTCGGCGTCGTGGTCGAGGTGACTGCCGTGCCAAACCTGCCTGGCTTCTGCCGTGACTCGCCAGGCCCGGCCGGCGCCAACCGTTTCGGGGCGGTGTCCTTCCCGATGGTCAACGTCGGCGGGTCGGCGAACACCAGATCGGCACTCGACTGGCACAGGTCCGCGGCGATCGGCACGTGCAGTTTGATCCTGCGGTCAGGGCCGCGTGTTGGCTCGCCGTGGAACCAGCGCTGCAGGGTTCGGCCGACTGTGGCTTTAAACCCACCAGCGTCGGAGGCGAAGAAGTTTTGTGCTGTCGGATCGGTGGATCCGCCGTAGACGTGCGCCAGCTGGTTGACGTCGCCGCCGTACCACGCCGACCAGACAGCCATCTGCGGCAGAATGTTCTGCAACTGGCGGGGCGGCCACGGCGAGTTCGGCAGGGGGAGCGGCACGAAACCCCCTACGCGGCTTGGAGTTGAAGGTCTAGGCGCCAGAACTCGCGTGTTGAATGCACGATGTACCGGGCGGCGTCCATCGAGTCGTCCTTTTCCTTCACTGGCTTGTCCTCACCGCGTTCCGCCACCTTGGCATCCCACACATAGCCGGGGATTTCCTCGATGAACCCGTGGCAGCGGTCGGCGACCAGCAGCTTGCCTTGGCCGAGCAGGGACGCGACGGTGCGGATACCGCCGGCCACCTCGTTGTCGGCGGCCTGGGTGACGACGCCGTCGTTGTACAGCTGCTCACGGAAGTGCCGCGGCGCCGGGTCGCACACCAACCACTGCGGTTTCAGGCCGGTCAGATACGGCAGGTGCGACTGCGTCAGCCACGCCTTGATCATCTGGGACTGTTGCACGTCGGTGAGGTTCAGGTGCGGCGGCTTCGACGGGTCCTGCCGCCACTCATCGACCAGGTACAGCCGGCGGTCCACACCCAACCCGAGCATGATCGCCGACGATGCGTGCTGCGTGCCGTAGTCGATGCCGACGCCGACGAGCTGGTGCATCTCCGGCAGGTCCATCCACGGGATGACGTGCTTCTCGGGCATCCACATGTCGTAGATGGCGCCTTCGGCGTTGGTCCACATGCCGAGGATGAACCGCTGGTAGAACACGCCGGTGAAAGTGCGTTCCATGCTGGCCATGTACTCGGGTGTGAGCGACGGGTTGTCGGACATGCGGAACGAGAAGACCTGCATCTCGACCTCAGCGGGCCGGAGCATCCAGTTGATCCGCAGCCAATGATTCCGGGCGCCCGGGTTCGTGGTGGCCAGCATCCGGGCACCTGGGATGCGGAGGCGGGTGACGAGCATGTTGAAGAACGCTTCGTCGGGGAGGATCGTCGCCTCGTCCACGTAGATCAGCGCTGCGGTTGCGCCTCTGACCTTCTCTTCGGCGCGTTTGTCGTTGGCGCCCATCACCAGCACTTCGCGGCCCAGGATGCGGCCGGACGTCGCGCCGCGGGTGTACTGCACCTGGTTGGCCAGTGTCCCGAAGATCTTCGGGTCTTGCAGGTTGAAGAACACGTTCTGGTGCACGGTGGCCAACGTCTTGCCGATGATGACTATGAGGCCGTTCCGTGGGGCGTCGCGGATGGCCAGGAGCAGCGCGAACAGGCTGGCGATGGTTTTGCCGGCTGAGACGCTGCCTTCCCAGAGGCTGATCTTCGCCTGGGGTGCGCGGGCGATAGACCGGATTTGGGCGGGCGACATGATCCGCAGGACCTGGTCCATGCCGCCCATGGTCAACCTTCGTAGGCAGGAATCGAACCTGCACTGACCCCGGCTTGAACCGAGTGCCTCTGTCTCCTTTGGACCAGGTTCGTCCTTGGGCTACTACGAAGACGTTCCACACTAGCGCCTTGTCTGCTCTCCGTCGGGTGCGTCTTCGTGCTGCAGATCATTCTTCCGCCGGTCGTCGGGTGTCACCGGCTCGACGGGCTCGACCGGCTGCGGGCTGGTCACTGCGGGGGCAGTTCGGTCTGCGGCTGCACGGCCGGCTCCGGCGCGTCGGAGGCCTTCTCGTCGTCGGGGACCTGCGCGGGCCACGACTCCGGCGGCAGGTCGGGGCGGTTCGGCTCCTCCACCTTCGGGGCGTCCTGCGTCTCGAAGGCTTCCGGCTGCACGGTCGGTTCGGTCATGATGTTTCCTCCTGATTGTGGGTGTGACGTGGGATGATAAGCCAATGAATGCACTGACCTGGGAGATCGTGATCTTCGCGGCGCTCATCGGTGCGCAGGCGACACAACTGATCTGCGTCGCCGTGCTCAAGACCCGCAACGAGAGGAAAGTGCCATGAACGAAAGCCCTGGACTAGCGGGCGACTACTTCCGAGGCTGCGAATGTCCACCCGGCGGGCACGTGAACGACATCGTGACGGCCACTGGCGAGGTTCGACACCAGCACGACTCGCCCCATTGGCTCACCCCGGCCGAGCAAGTACTGATCAGGCGTCCAGCACATCAGCGGCGGTCTTCAACGCCGCACTGAGCGAATCCAACACACTGACCGCATCACCCACACCACGATCCGAATCGAACTTCTCCAACTCCATCGACCGCTGCACAGCGATACCAAGCGACGTCATCCAGTTCCGCGCATCGCCAGCCTCGGGCCGACTCAGGTCGACCAGCACGCCCTTGACCGTCATCCGCTGACCGGGCAACCTCGCCTGCTCACGGAACCACGCGGCGTCCACCAACAGGCCACGAGCTAACTCGGCGCGCATCGCAGCCAAGTCGACCCGTCGCGCATCCACAGCGACCCGCGTAGCTGACCGATCAAACGACCTACCAGCCTCAGCCACAATCGCCGTCACCGACGACGCGGACACACCCGACGCCTCAGCGATCGCATTACGACCGTCACCGGCAGCGTGGAGCTTCAACACCAACGCGCGCTTTTCGGGTTCGACTGGTCGTCCACGAGGCATCGTTCACCTCGTGTTGTGTGTTGGTCGGCTCCTGGCCCGGATGAGACGACAAAAGCCCCGAACCGAAGTCCAGGGCCGTCGCAAGGTGCCGTCCAGTAAAGACAGCTCACCTACTTGAGGCCAGAATAGCACCTCATCATCCGAATGTTGGTGATCGTCCCATCGAACCTGCGATGACAGCTCCAACAGCGTGGAAGGTACAAGCTCAGGTTCCAGGTGTAACGGCGTGCACGCTCATCAGTGATGTCATCAGGATCATCGTTGCTGTATGACCACTCATCGCGGCCACGCCCCCGGTCTGTTAGCGCAGATGCGGGGGTCTATCCAGCCATTATCTCACGAGACTTGTTCGCCTGCAACATGTCCGATACCAGCCGATCCAGATCAGGGCCTCGCCACCACGTCGCAGCGCACACGCGGCACTCGACTGCCCGCACTTTCCAGTCGGTGTCGGGATGGTGCTCATCGTCGTCGGGTCCGGTCCAGGTGATAGCGATGGCAGGTGTGCGCACGGTTTCCCCGTCTTGTTCGGTGGTGGCGGTGTCAGCGCCGCAGTCTGGGCAGTGGATACCGCGTGCGAATCGCGGGCGCACTGGGTCGAGCTTCAGCTCTGCGCGGGCATCCCGAGCCCACCGTTGCAGCGACGTTTGCCACCAGTCGAGCTGGTCCAGGTCTTTGCCGACCATCAGCTTCGCAGCGATGGCCCGAAGGTTGCCAGGCACCGAGCGATGCGCCTTCCCTGCGTGCTCTTGTGCGCCTTCGGATGCTGCGGTTGAGACGTCGATGATGAGAGACACGACGCCGGTGCTGATGGTTGGTCGGCTACCGAAGGTACCGGCGCCTGAGCTGCCGCCTCCACGCCACATCGCCGACATTTCCAGCTGCTCCCACAGTGAGGGGATCGTCTGCCAGATGTGCTTCTGTGTGTCCTCCCGGTACACCTTGATCCGGGTCCGCTGGATAAGCGCGTCCACCGCGGTATTCAGGTCGGGTGCCCTCGTCATGCGTTCACCGAGTCCCGGACGGTCGCGGCGGTCAGGTCGAACGGCAGTGGCGCCTCGTGGGCCTTCCCGCCGCTCCCATCGCCCGTCTGTGCTTGTCGGCGGATGGTCGTGGGTAGTTCGGCCCAGTAGCCCGGTAAAGCCGTCAGATCGGCTCTGAGCCGGTCGATGCATGACTGGCAGACGAGGCCGTCCGGTGTTGGCCGTGTGCACGAGGGGCAGGTCACTGCTGCTCACCTGCCTCGATCGTCGCTCCCACCATCGGAGCCCACTGCTCTATGCCATCAACGTCGAGAAGCACCAGTGACGCAGCGGGTACGGTCCTGCCGGTCGCGGCGTCCCAATATGTGCCGTGGATTCGGGTACCGACGCACTTGCCGGAGACGTTGCCGCTGGTGACGATGCGATTGGTGAACAGGCCGGAGATATCATTCACCTCAGCCAAGATCGCACCTAACGGCGTCATTCCTGCTCACCTGCCCCGGCGCCACGGACCTGCACGGAATAGGCCGTGCATTCACATTGGACATCGGTGAGGTACCCGTGAATGCAGAACTCTTCGAGCCGGGTCCCTCCGAACGTGACTTCCCTCTTGCCGTGGCGGTCCCTCTGGTGGCCGCAGTTCGCGCAGTCCGGGGTTGGCTCGGCGGCGATCTCGGCGCGCAGCCCGGTGCCAGCAGCGTCGAGGACGGCGCGGGCGGTGCCGAGGCACCAATTCTGGAATGCGGGCGTCAAATTCGCCCAACTGAGAAGTGGAAGTGGAATCGCTTTCGCCCCGGCGATCTCGGCCGGCGACCATGGGCGGGTCACTTGCGATACCTCATGGGTAGCCTCGTCGGCCGCTTTCAGGACGTACCGAGCCATGTTGCGATAGATGACCAGATCGGTCGTGTGCGGATCGTTGCCTTCGATCCCGCACAACACCCTGGTGACCGCCTCGATACGCGGGTCGGTGGCTTCTGCGCGGGTCATGTTGCGCTCCTGAGTGCTTGCACTGCTGCGACGTAGCCGCGGTGGGATCCTTGTGGGTCGGCGGTCGACGCGTCCCGCCGGGTTTGCTCTAGCACGGCACGGTGGGCGACCTGCTCGGCCCGGACGTGGCGGGCGTACTCGGACTGGTCGGTTGTCGCTGGTCGCCATGCGGGCCGGTAGACGCCGTTGGTCATGGCGGCGGGTGTGCGTGCAGCTGCGTCGCCGGCTGCAGCAAGAGCCATCTGCCCAGCCTCGACGGGGTCGAGTGCGGCGAGCTTGAGCAGGGCGGCCATGACGCCGTGGAAGTCCCATTCGGGGCGAATACCGCGGACGTAGTTGGTGAGGTTGATCGCCTGAGATTTCGTCATCGTCATATCGATCGAGGCCCTCGCGTTACTAACGTATCGTTATGTCGATGAGTTAAGCATTTAGCTCTTAAACAGCTGTAACTGTAACTGTTGTTGTAACTGTAACTGTCTTTGCTATCGCATCGCACCGATTCGCCATTGCCTACGCAATGGCTATCGCATGCGCCGCGCATGGCATGTGCCATCTGGCTGTTATCCACCTGACGCCACCTTGAGAGCCGGGAAACACAGATCGCACTTGGGGTCCGGCTTGCGGCGCCCCACGTGCCAACGGGCATGTGCACCTTTGTTTCCAGCATCGGATTTAGCCTCCTTGATTACGTCGATCTCGGTCGAGGACCTGTTGTGCTGCAGGTAGTCGTGCACCCACCAGCTGTCTCCGTCTGACTCCAGCAGGGCGCCGGGGCCAGTGGTTATCTCCTTGACGGCTCGGGCTGGTCCCAGCTTCTTCAGGGCAGCCGGTGGGATGGCGCCGTTCGAGCGTTGACGCGAGCACCAACAGATCGCCTCGATGTATAGCCGGAACGCGGAATCTGACAGGCCGACAATCTTGCGGTTCTCGGGCATGCCCTGATCGAGCCGGATATAGATCCGATCGTCGAACGAACTTGGCTGGCCGTCACTCATCGGATGTGCTCATCTGGATGTCGTAGACCTGCTTAGCGAGTGCCTCGATGTCAGTGAGCCGGTTCCAGGCGATGCCCATGAAGTATCGGAACGCTGCATTGGCTCCGATGCGTTGATTTTCCAGGGCTATCTGCGCAGAAGACAGAAGCACGTTGATTGGTAGCCCCCGTTTGTAGAAAGTCTCGATGGCATTTCGCCAATTGTCGTCCATCGGAATTGAGTATTCCCGATTGTGGCCATAGTCGTAGGAGGCCCAAAGGTCGGTAAACTCGCTGACGTAATCGTGGATGGCTTCGTGCTCCTGCTCGATGACCATGGCAGACGCCTTAACTGCGTTGGCCCATCGGCGTGCGTCCTCTGATACCTGCGCGATGATCTGCTGGTCGGGATTGCTGCTGGACTTGCCTGCGTTGCAGTCCGCGCAGGCCGCGACCAGGTTGCTGGCATCGTCGGTTCCACCAAGGGCTATGGGTAGGACGTGGTCCACGGTGAGCTTCACATCAGGCGCCACGCCTCCGCAGTACCGACAAGCGTGGTTGTCCCGGCGGAGGATCTCGAATCGCAGCCTTTTGGAGATCGGCTTACGGGTTGGTTCGGAGTTGGCTACCATGACAGGCAGCTCCTTCCTGTGCTAGCAGGGGAGTTAGGTCCCGGATTGAGCATGTCCAGTGCTCTCCGGGGCCGCCCCGATTCTATCACGCGAATCCTCACTCTCCGTTGATATTTCGTCATCAGAACGCCTCTGCCGACCACCATTGCAGGTGCAGCCCGGGCTGCTCCCCAATAGCTGCAGTGCGCTTTTGATAGGTGCAGGCGACGATCTGGGCGTCGTCGGTGTAGATCAGCCCGGAAAGGGCGTCACAAACAGCACGGGTGAGTTTGTCCCCATCCGGCTTGCGGGTGTGGGCGGGTGTGACACGTTTCGGCTCGGCGGCCCGGCGTGGCATCACGAACAGCAACGTGAGGCTCACAGGGCCTTCGGGGCACACGATGTGCTCGCCGACGTGCTGGCGGACGGTGGCGGCGATCTGGGAGCGCCACGGCATCGTCTTGCCGTTGTCGGAGGTGACCGATGCGCGGGCCCGGCCGCCGCCCTTCGGCTGGTAGGCAAACGCCTTCATGGAGCCCTGGGGGACGGGAGTGCCGGGGATGAACAGCTCAGCCATGGTCACCATCCGTTCCGGTGCCGGGCGTACCGCTCGGGGTGATACGCGATGTCCTTGCCGTCGAGCGACCGGCAGGGGACGCCGACAGCGGCTCGGCAGCGTGGGCAGGCGACCTGCTGCGCTTCGACCTGGCGGAGGGCGGCGCGGGCGGGGTCGAGCTTCGGTTTGGTGGTCATGACGCGGCCCGGGCGCGGAGCCGTTCAACGGTGCGTTGGGCGAGGTGCAGACGTTCGGCGATTTCCCGGTTGGTCATGCGGTGGGTGAGGAGTTGCCGGACGGCGAGTTGGCGTTCCGCGCGGGTGGTGTGGGCGGGTGGCTGCCCGGAGATGAGGCGTTGGACGGCTACCTCGTCGACCTCGTCTTGGTGGGCGCTGGTGAGGTTCCTCAGGTTGGCTTGGACGTGGCAGGCTTTGCATGGGCGTCGCCACGCGGCCCAGACGCGGATGTTGGTTCCGGTGAGGATGGGGCGTTCCCGGCCGCAGAGGATGCACGGGACCATCACGTAGTCGGCGGTCACCGGGCACCTCGTAGCAGCCACCCGGCGGCGATGCCCACAGCCAACGCGGCGGCGGGGAGGCGCCACGCGAACGGCGGGAAGCCCCACAGGTCGTCGCTGTCGAACGTGCCCAGGTCGATGTCGAAATCGGGCTCGGCGTACGCCTCAAACGTTGACGGGATGAGCCGCAGAATGCCACGGGGGGCGGTCATCGGGACCCCACCCCGTTGCAGGAGGGGCAGTCGATCGGCCTAACCAATCCGAGCGTCACGGCTGCTGCGGACCGCAATGGCAAGTCCAGCCAGAAGCTCCACGGCTCCCCGTCGTCGGTGTCTGCGATTTGGCCGCAGCCCTCACAACGCGAACACGGATCGTCGTCGTTCATCGGACACCCATCTGGTCGTCGATGATCAGGTCGCGGTAAGAGTCGTCGTCGAAAGCGGTGCCGGCGTCGTAGCAGTCGTCGCACGGCCAGTCGCAGTCACCGCACTCGGGGCATCTCGACGGGTAGCCGGCCTCGGTCTGCCAATCGGCCTTCGGTTTCGGCTCGCGGTCATCGAGGCCCCTGCCGGATGCCATCACAGTCCCGTCCTGTCATGTGCTTTCAGATATGCGATCAAGTTCTCTGCCGCCTGTCGCGTTGTGAACCGATCGACCACCAACACCTGGCCACGACCGAAGTTCCGTTCGACCCGGAACAGGTTGCGTACACGGCGAATCCGTAAGCTGCTCACTGGTCTTCTCCTTCAATTGGGGCCAACTCGTAGAAAAGGGCTTCGATTACTTGGTTGGTGAACGCGCCGGAGTGGTGTGCGCAGATCCCGGTAACGGCGTGGAGCGCGTCCCGTAGCCAGTCCACTTCCGCCTCGTCGATGAGCGCACCCAGCGCGCTCGCCTCGGCGGTCATCGGTCGGCCACTGGGCTGTGGTAAGCGTTGCCGACATAGATATGCGCGCGGCGCGCGATCTGACAGCCGGTGCACAGGCAACCCGGGCGGCCGTCGTCGGTGCCATGGGTGTCATGCCCGGCGAGGATTGCCTCGAACGCCTTCTGTATGGCGCCGAACTCGCTTCGCGCCTCCGACTCATTCTCGGCGAACAGCGCTTCCCGGCAGTCGCATGCGACGTGATGGTCGGTGCAGGCGTCATGCCGGGGGTCTATGGTATTCCGCGGCCGACTGTAAGCCACCCGTGGATAGTTGAACCGGTCGCGGGCACGCGGGCCGCCGGTGAAATGCACTGTCGCGACCGGCCCTACAAGCTCGGCGCTCATGCTGGCGGCTCGTTCGTGGCGTCCCACATCGCGGCGGCCTCAGCCTCAGCGTCATACGGCTCGTCCGTCGTGGCCGGCGCGGGTGACCCAGGTTCGATCGCAGCATCGTCAGTGTCGACGTAATCGACGGCGGCTTCAGTGATCGGTGCGAGGTCGACACGGCTGGACCCGTCGAGCTGCACCGCCCGCTGTAGTTGCTGCAACTCGGTGGACAGCGGCAGCAGCTTGACCAGCCGTTTGATGACCGACTTCTTCGCCATCTCATTCCAGTCGCTCACCCAAGGGCCAGCGTTCGGTGTCTTCGATCGCTTCCGGATCAGCTCGACGTCGGGCACCGACAGGACCTCGAACGCAGATCCACCGTTCAGGAACGTCGCCGCCGCATAGATGTCGGTCGGTTTGCCGGGTGTCTCACGGGTGGGCTTGTGACGCAGAAACGGCTCCAGTCCAAATTCGTAATCGAACATGTCACCGTCCCGGACCACATGCGCCTGGAAGGTGCGCATTTGATTCGACTGCCAAGCCAATTTCAAAAGGCCTTTGTATCCAGGTATGAACGTGCACACATTGCCGAAAGGCACCAGGTATGCCTCACCGAGCGGTCCCGGTTCCAATCCGAGCTGCGCGCAGGTGAGGAGCGAGCCGAGGAACGACTCAGCCGAGCACTGCGCAAGTTTCGGGGTCTGCCTCAGCACGGTGAGGGCGATCCGCGCGAGTTTGTCGGCGTCCATGTGCTTCGGTAGGGCCCGCTGGATCTGCGGCTTCATCTGCTCGATCAACTGGACCAGGGTCGGCTTGCCGTCGTTCTGCTGCTGTGCCACTGCGCCTGCTGCTCTGGCGGTGAGGTTGGTGCCCATCAGTTCTCCTTGAATTCTTTGCGGGCTTTCGGGATGCGCAGGACCCGGCTGGTGCGGTCCTTGCGGTACTGCTCGATGTCGACATCAGCTGCGAGCGCTTCCATGTCGACGACGCGGGCGCTCTGTTGCTTCCAGGTGGCGGCGGTCTCGCCGTTGATCACCAGGTGGTCGGCGGTTTTCATGGCGTTGCGTATGACAGTCGCGGCGGTGTCCTTGATCTGGGTGTAGTCCTTCACCACCTGCGCGGCGTGCTGGTAGGTTTTCGTCGCCTCGTCCAGGTCGGAGTCGCCGACGTGGACCGTCTTCTCGACGGTCGGGTATTTCTTTTTGATGGCGTCGGCGTCGACCCAGGTGACCGGCGGCTCGACCCGGCCGGCGACGTTGACGTTCCAGAACTGTTGGCACGCCTCACGGATCGACGACTGCAGGCCTTTGTCGGGGTAGACGCGGCGGATGACGGGGTCGTCGTCGGAGATTGCGACGACGACGTCAGCCCACAGCCGGCCGGTCACCAGCAGGCCCCATTGCACCTGCAGTTCGGCGTGGTCGGCGACCTGCTCCTCGTCCCATTCGTCGCGCATGAAGAAGCTGGTCGTCTTGCCCTCGAATAGCCCGAACTGGCCGATGAAGCCGTCTGGGCTGTACTGCATCCACGGCTCATCGACGTGCTGCTGCAGGCCAACCTGGACGACTGGCACACCGGTCTCTGCGGTGTACCAGTCCCGCAGTGCGGGTTCGAGGTGGTTGCCGCGGATCATGGGCCACGACGCGGGCTGCTCTGGTGCGCCGAGCTTCTCTAGCCACACTGAGCGGGCAGAGGACCAGCGGGACATACCGAGGATGGCGGACACGTCGGACCCGCCGATGCCGTTGCGGCGGGCGGCGAGCCACACGTCACGGGGAGCGTTGGGGGGCAGCACTTCGCGGCTGGTCATGCAACTGCTCCAACTGGTTGGGGGTGGCAGATGTGGCAGCGGTTCCAGCCTTTGCCGTCTGCGAAGATGGAGGCGACGCGGCAGCCGGGGTCTTGTGGGTTGTGCTGCTGGCCGCGGAGTCCGGAGCAGCGTTCGTCGAGGTCCATGGCGCGGGTCGGCTCGTGGTCGTGGTCCATCAGGCACCCGCCTGGGTGAGCACGGAATGGCATTCCCACTCGATGATGTCTTCGGTAACGGTGACCTCTTCGGTGGCCACTGGGATGGTCTTGACGACCTCACGGGTACCGACAACCGTGCGTGTGCAGACACTCCCGCGATCAACGTAAATGGTGAAGGGGTGGCCGAGTAGCGTGGTGGTGAACGTCGCGGAGCCTCGGTCGTAGTCGGATGCATTCGGGTCGTTCTTCGCCCATGGCCCCTGCACTGCTCGCATTACCTTTGCGATTTCGGTCGGAGTGCGCGCTGTGAACCAACGGACACCATCGTCGGAGGCCTGCGGCACCGGCAGGTCCGGGTGCGCTTCGAGCAGGTCAGCAACGGCCCGCAATAGCTCTGGCATCGTTGCCGGTTCAGTGGCGGTCATGCCTGCATCTCCGTTCGGTACGCGACGAGGCCGAGCGCGACGGCTGCGGATGCGTCAGCGCGTGCCTGCCACGCCGGGCCTCCGACGTTGGGGAACTCGCCGCGGATGTAGCTGTTGGAGGCGTGCCACTCGGCCATCAGCAGGTCCACGAGGGTCTGCAACCGCTCGGTGTGCGCTGCCTGGTCGGCGGTGGCGTCGATGACGGCGAGGAGCCGGTCGACGCCGAAGTCGTCCTTCTGCTTATTGAATGCGTTCGCCAGCGTGACGACGTTCCGCTGCGCGCGGGTAAGACGGATGGCGCTTCTTCGATAGCTCTCGGCGTCTTTCAGCGCGTCGGAGACACCACTCTGCGAGCTCTCCGATGCCGAGGCATCCGAAGAGGAAAATTCCGCAGGCGGTGAGGACTGAGGTAAGCATGGTGGGAACCTCCGGTCGTTGGTGGGGATCATTGGTAAGCTCCGTTCTGGTTGTTGGTGATTGCGGCGCCCCTGTTCACAGCAGGGGCGGTTCGCCGTTTCAGGAGGCTTTGCGGGCCGGGGTAGCGATCACGACGCGAGCTTCTGGCGTGAGGCATTGCGCTGGTCGTCGCGGCAGGTCCGGCAGTTGCGGATTACCTTGCCGTTGGCACGCGGCTTGATCAGTAGGTTGGTGCCGGACAACGGATGCCCGTTGATGCAGTGCGTCTTCCGCGCCTGGGCAGTCCGGGACATGTTGACCAGGCCGGTGACCGCTTCGAGGTGGGCCGGATTACAGCACCGCTTGTTCTCGCAGAGATGGTCGATCTGCAGGCCGTCTGGAATCGGGCCGACAAGCAACTCGTAGGCGCGGCGGTGGGTGCTAACGACCTTGCCGCCGGCCGCAACCGATCCGTAGCCCTTGGACGTCACGGCACCCGTCCAGTACCAGCAGCCATCGGTGGTGAGCAGGATCTTTGCTTGCATGTTCAGCGGCAGGCCTGCGGTCCTCACGCCGCACCTGCCACACGGATGAGCCGGGTCTGGGTGGACATGAAGCGGGCAACTTCGTCGGGGTCGTAGAGACGACCTCCGGGCACGGTGAGCGCGACCGGGAGTTTCCCGGAGGCAGCCCACTTGTTGACGGTGGCGACGCTAGCGTTGTAGCGCTCTGCCACCTGAGCGGTTGTGAGCAGATCGGCGATTGTGCGCATATGAGCAGTCTTGCACGTACGGCAGTGTGACGCAAGAGTGCGCATGAATGTTTTCTTGATCGCTTGCGCAGGTTGGCGCAGGAGTGCACCATTGCCCTTATGACTACCGCGCGTGACGGCCTTCAGGCCGGAAGAGTGCCGTCCTGGACGCTGGCCGATCGACTGCGCAAAGCGCGAGAGAACGCAGCCTTGAGCCAGCAGGAACTAGCTGAGGCGACCGGAATTTCACGTCGGTCGATCAGCGCCTACGAGGGCGGCTCAGGTGACCCGAAGCGGCCGGCGCTGCTGGCGTGGTCGCTGACCACCGGAGTGTCGTATGAGTGGCTGAAGACAGGTGAAGCCTCCGCCGGAGACGAGGGTCCCGGCGGAGGTCAGGGTCGCGATTCGCGGCGCTCTGCGGTCCGTGAAGCTACTGGCCGGTAA